CGCGGTTATCGGGCACCGTAGCGCGGTAGAGAAGTTCGGTTATCTCGCCAGCCTCATAAGTTGGAGATCGTGGGTTCGAATCCCACCCTGCGCCACTATGCCAGTTGGACAATCTGGCTTATCAAAATCCCGCGGTGAAAAATGGGGCCGGTCGCGTTACAAATGGGTCCACCACGGATTGTAGGGAAGCTTGGCCATCCCGCCTGCTTTGGGAGCAGGAAATCCCAGGTTCAAATCCTGGCTGTCCGACATGAGTGGGGAACACTGGTTTCGCAGGTATCTGCGATTTAAGCCGCAATCCATCGGGGGCGACAGTCCCTATCTGCGCCGCTGGTATGTAATACCGCACAACAGGTTTGTGAACGTCTACCTCCATCAGTTCCTGCGTTCTGATGATGACCGAGCCCTGCACGACCATCCGTGGCCGTTCATCTCGATCATCCTCAAGGGCGGCTACTGGGAGCATCGCGATAAACCACTGACGGCGAGGGATTACCGCTCGGCTGGGTCTATCGCCATCCGTCGGCCATCGGTTCCGCATCGCGTGGAGCTGGAGAGGGCTTTTAACGGCCATTGCCCCAGCGCCGCCTCTGATGAGATCCCTTGTTGGACACTGTTTATCACAGGCCCTAAGGTGCGCGAGTGGGGTTTTTGGTGTCCACGAGGGTGGACACATTGGCGAGTATTCGACCACCAAAACGGTTGCGGGGAAACGTGATTGGCCTACTTTTCGACATAATCCGCTGGAAGTTCAGCAAGCCGCGTATCTGGTGCGGTACCTACACCTGCCTATGCGGGGAAGACTTCGGCGGCGAGTGGGACACGCCATATAAAACGTGGCGAAGCCACGTAGAGACAACACTGGGGAACCACGGCCTTAAGCAGGTCGTACATTGGAGTCGCAGATCTTGAACCTTCTCGACGGCACGACGGAATTCATGAAGCTGGCGGGCCAGCTCGAGGAACCAGAATTCCACCCCGGCTTCTACGCCGAAACGCGGCGACTACGCCGAAAGCTCCTCAAGGAGGAGTACAACGAGTACAAAGCCGGTGAGAGTGCCTGCAACCTCGTTGCCGTCACTGACGGACTCCTGGATGTCATCGTGATCGCCTGGGGAACGCTCCTGGCCTATATCGGCGAGGACAAGGCGAAAGCCGCCGCAGCGGAAGTCGTGAGATCCAACCTGTCGAAGGTTGACGGCTCTCTCGGCCCGATTGTGCGCCGAGATGACAAGAAGATTTTGAAGCCGGAAGGCTGGACGCCTCCGGACATTGCGGGGGTGCTCAATGGCTAGGAAGCCGGAAATTGTTGAGCGACTTCGCCATTTTGGATGGACCGAGGTTGTGCGAGTTCCTCGATTAGGTCCATGTTGGGAGTGGGGCGGCGGCCGATTTGAGGCGCGCGGTGGATATGGACAAATGCGTCACGAAGGCCGACCGCAGAAGGTCCATCGCCTTTCGTATGCAGCTTTCGTGGATGACGTTCCCGACAATTTGCATGTTTTACATGCCTGCGACAATCCGCCATGCATGAACCCGGCTCACTTGTTTCTGGGTACCGATGCCGATAACGCGGCCGATAAGGTCGCGAAGGGCAGGGGTGTCAATCCGGTTTACGCGAGTCAGGATGCCCCTGCGGCGAAGCTAACACCAGAGGACGTTGACGAGGTGCGACATCTTCTGTCACAAGGGGAGTCGCTCGCGTCCATTGGACGTCAATTTGGCGTAACCAAGCAGGCCATCTGGCGAATCAAGGGGGGACAAACGTGGACGCCCGCGAAGATGACCCTGTAAATGCGCCAAAGCACTATCGATCTCACCCAAGCGGAATTGAGTGTATCGAAGTCACTGAGCACTACGGCTTTTGTATCGGTAATGCGATCAAGTATCTCTGGCGCGCCGGCCTCAAGGGCGACGCCATTGAGGATTTGAAGAAAAGCGTCTGGTACATCGAGCGCGAGATCGAGAAGCGCACAAAAACCTAAAGGGGGACCGTGACCGGGCCTGCCATATTGACCCTAGATATTGAAACGCAACGCGCGATTACAGAGACGTGGGACCTTTGGCCAAAGTACATTCCAATCGACAATGTGATCGTGCCGAAGCGGATTCTCTGCTTCGCCGCCAAGTGGTACGGCAAGGACAAGGTCCATTTCCACGCTGCGTGGGATGATGACGATCTCGATGCCTACGACAAGATGATCCAAGTGGCGTGGGACATGCTCAACGCCGCCGACATCGTCGTCGGATGGAATTCGACACGGTTTGACATTCAGCACTTCCAGGCTGCCTTTGGTCGGCTGGAGTTGGGGCCACCATCGCCCACCCGAAGCCTGGACCTCATGCAGGTTGCCAAAAAGAACTTCTCAGCCGGCGAGCTGAGCCTGAAGCTCGATTGGTTCAGTCGCATGTGGCTGGGGGATCGCAAGCTCAATCACGGCGCGACCGACCTCTGGCACGACATCCGCTACGGCAACCGCGAGGAACGCCGAGCGGCCCAGAAGATCATGCGGGATTACAACAAGAAGGACGTGCTCCTCACCGAGCAACTCTTCGACCGATTCAAGCCGTGGACAGGGATCAACTACGCCCTGTATAGTCCCGAGCTCGATGAGGATGGTCGCCTCAAGCGATGCACGAAGTGCAATTCGGACGACTTGCAATCTCGCGGTCGGTTTCATACGAATACCTACAGTTATGATCGCTACTTTTGTAAATCCTGTGGCGCTTGGAACCGAGGGCGTCGGATGGTTTACACAACCGAGTTGCGCCCGTGTTAACGATTTGCGGCGCGGATGTTTGTCTCGCCTTCCCGACCGAAAAGAGCCGCGGGACGTGGGATTGCGTCCGCAGGGCGGAACAAGCCGGAATACCGGTGAAGATTTTCGAATGATGCCGATGGCGCCGACCACGGCGGTTATAACCACGCTCATTCTACAGAACTATGCGCGACTACTGGGGGAAACAATGGGCGAATGGGTACCACGATCCGACTGGGACGACGAAGATATCGAGCACTGGAAGTCGCTCGATCACACTTTCTGCACCCAGTACATCAACGGGGCGGATGTCGAGAGCTGGGCCGAGATACCCGCTTACCAGCGCTGCCATAGCATGCACTGCCCGCAGTGTGGCAAGAGCGTCAGCTCGCAGGGCCACTTGAATCGCGAGGGCGTATGCCCGACCCCCGAGGATCGACGCAAGCCCTGGCCGAATACATGATTTACACTTGGCGCTTCCTAATTCGGGACTATGCGCCAAAAGGGGTTGTGAATAGTTTCGACGGTCTGACGAAATCCGCTTGCGGAACCGGACCGGACGTCGGGGCGGTACCGACCAACTCCACGCAAGAAATTTCATAACGTAGGGGTTATATGTCCGTTTGCCCGAATTGCCCTGAAATACCGGATGACGCCGTCATCCTGAGCGTACTTCACATCGTTGAGTACCTAGATCCCAATGGGGAGCTCGTCAAGGCCGATTACTCCCATGACGGCGCCGACCAGGAGCTCGAGCTGGGCAAGGTGCTGGAACTCGCCGAATGGGCGAAGGCCATCGCAGTCATGCCGTTGATCGTCAACATGATCGAGGACGAAGACGACGAAGACGACGAAGAGAAGCCGGCGAAAGTTTAGGGGAAATAATGATTCGCTGCAGTCAGTGTAACCGCCCAATCGGCCTAATGGTCGACGAAAAGGGCAAGGACACCATGTTTAAGTGCCCGCGCACCAAGAAGACCGCAAGGATGGTCCGCACGAATGGACAGTAAGAAAGATTTGTTCGAGAAGCTGTATTACGGCCTCGCCGGAGTGCGGCCGGCCCTGCCGAATGCGGGAACTAGGCTCAATCGGACGCGCCGCGGGGATGAGACATGGGACGAGCTCTACTTGGCGGAGCTGAGCCTCTGTGAGTCGTTTGAGGAGTTCATTAATCCGCCAATGCCCTACGGTTCGGTCGAGGGCGCGATGGCCGTTAATCGTCTTTGGCTCAAGCATCGTCTCGATAGCTTGATGGGTCGGGACGAATACAAGTGAAGGCAGTCCGATGGAACCGCTCACTGGGGACCGGCAAGCGCGAACAGGGGATCTTGACCCCGAAGTTCCCCAAGTCGAAGAAGCAACTCAAGGCCGCCAAGAAGATCGCCGAGAAGCTTGAGGCATCCAATGAATCCGAATAACGGCTGCACCTGCTACCGAGTGTGGATGGCTGTGGTTCCACCGCCGCACAAGTCGCTTCTGGCGATCATCCTGGCGGAAGCGTGGGACTACGAGTGGGAACCGCAAGTATTCATGACGACGCGCCTGGGGGAATCTTGCGCTACCGCGACATCCGCGAAGTTTTACTAAAGGGCATCGACACACCCGATCCCGAGAATCCATCGACACCTCGTTGGATTTCACCTTTGGCGTCAGGCTTCATAGCCGCCCAAATGGCGAAGAAGTCTCCGCCGATTCCGGAGCACAACCGGAAATCTCGACGAGCCACCGTGGCCGGTGCCACGCGCAAGCGCCTGCCGGCGCACACATCGACCATTTCGCTGCCTTGGAGGGCGCATGCAAACGGACAAGGTCAAACACCGCAGTAAACCATCTGAGCCGTTCGCCCAGCCGGGCGCTCACGGTCGCATCACCCGCACCCGCGAGGATGGCCCACTCCGCATCACGCCCGCGTCTCGGGGAATCCCAGCGCAGGCCTACGTCCATTGGGGGGACGAGGACGGCGGCTATCACACCTGGGAAGCCTTGAGCGACCTGATCGTGGTGGGCAAGAGGTGATGCTCGCGCTAGGTATTGCCATTGGAATCGTTGTGATCCCACTGGCTACCTACGCATTTCTGAGCATTGTCACCAAGCGCGGGGGAGACGACTGAGTGTCGGTAAAAATGTGCTACATCTGCGACCAGCCGATCACACGGGGGGAACCCCGTTTGTTCGTCAGCGGGCTAATGATCCACCAATACTGCTCGCCTGAGGGCGACGGCAAGCTCTGCAATGTAGAGAACTGCGCTTATCGGTGGACCACGCACGCAGGGGAGCACATGACATGAGAGTCGATGTTCCCACGCTGAGATGCGACCGCTGTTCATTCGAGACCCAGGATCAGAACCTAATGGGAGGGTTCAACACTCTAAAAGGTCAATGGAACGGCTACCAGGGGACCAAGCAGGAATGGGATCTCTGCCCCGAATGCTGGAAGACGTTCAAGATGTGGGTCGGAGCGGATATTCCATGAGCGATTACGACTGGCGACGTTTCGATGAAATTCCCGTCGAAGTAGCCTTCGCCGACAAGTATGGCCGGCTCTATACAAAGCTTGGCCCCGGCTGGTCCCGAGAGCATTCCTGGTCCGATTGCAGCGGCTATTGGCACTGGGATTTCGACACTTCGCGCGAGTACTTCGATGCCGATGAGGATGAACTCGAGGACATCGACGTCTGGGACGCCTGGCCGTATTACGCCGTATCCGTTCAACCGAGGTTGCTTGATGACTGATATTCGCACCCGCGGCGAGCTAGACGCATTACCGCTGTTCGCCACCGTTTACGACTCCGCTTGCCAGGTCTATCAGAAGCTCCCCACCCACAACGCAAGGGGTGAGGGCTGGTTCGCCCCAGGCGATGAGCGCTGTTATTCAGCCGGCGTCGTGGAACTGCCACTTCGACTTCTGGATGACGGCCTGTGATCGACGGTATCAACGTCACCGAATCCGTCCTGCTTGGCGCTCGGGATCTCGCCTTGACCGTCGGGGCGCTAGGGGCGCTCGGCGTCAAGCGCGTCCGCATGGAGATCCCAGGCAGTGTAAGCCTGAGGACGGTCGACACCGTTGTCACCGCTTACCGCAGCGCGGGGATCGAGCCTTTGATGATCCTCGGCGTGCACGGCTGTTCCGGATGGACGGCGTACCAGTACGGCGAATTCTGTAAGTCTGTAGCGCTCCGCTACGGCCCTTCCGAGTACGAGATCTGGAACGAGCCGAATCTTCACCTGTTCTGGGCCAGGTCTGATACCAAGAAGTACGTTTCCTTCCTGAAGGCGGCGTACGACGGTATCAAGTCGGTCAGCCCGTCGAGCACTGTGGTGTTCGGAGGCCTCGCCGCTTGCGCCACTACCAAATGGCCCTTGTCGATGTTCTTCGTGAACAAGGACCCGTTGCAGTTCGTCAAAGAGGCGTTCGCCGCGGGGGCCAAGGGTTACTTCGACGAGATGGGCTACCACCCATATCCCCGCGATGACGGGTTCAACCCCGTAGTACCCGCCGCCAACAACAAATACCTCCAGCGAGTCAAGGACATTCGCACCTATCTGCTGTCGCAGGGTGTCGATAAGCCGTTGCGGCTCACTGAGTGGGGCTTCGGGCAACCAAAGGTTGCCGTTACCACGGCATCGGCTCAGGTGCCCGTAGAGAACGCGATTCTGAACACCTATCCGTTCGTATCCCACAGCTACCTCTACTGCCTCCGTGATGGCGCTGGAGGCGATTATGGGGTGTTCACCAACACCTGGCAGATGAAGCAGCCCTACTACGACGCAGTGAAGGCGCTAATTGCTTGAGGCTCTCGTTGTGGCGCTCGGTCTATGGATTCTCTACAGGCTGCGCCGCAACCGCATTGAAGTCGCTCAACGAATCAACAATCTCTACCATTTGCTCAGAGGAGTAATTATTTCCGAATCACAAGACGCAGTTGACGCCGTAGTTGCACAGCTCGTCAAGGTGCGCGACGAGGTTGTCGCCGAGGTCGCCAATCTGGAGGCGCAGGTCGCCGCAGGCCAGGCCCCCGACCTGACCGCGCTGAAGGAAATCGCGCAGTCGCTCGATGACCTGAATCCCGATCCGGCTCCGGAACCCGCACCAGAGGTCTAAAGAACGGCGCAGGGGTGCGACTGCTGTAACAACGCACGAAACTTTCAAGGGGGAACATGCCAGAGGAAAATTCCGAAGCGATCGAACTGCTCTATCAGAACATCGGCTCCCTGCCCGATTCTGAATTCGGGGCGATCAACCTTCTACCGTTCGCGGTGGACAGCGATCAGACCAATGCACTGAAGCGCAAGGTGTGTGTGGCGATCGTCAACCTCTTTCAGAACAACGGCTTTCCGATGGCCAAGAACACGACGCCCGTGGAGCCCGAGCGCTCGGTGCGGATGAACTGCCACAAGTGCAGTACCACGCTCCTGACGACGCAGGTCTCCAACGATGGCGTGGCCAATCTGCCGGCCACCGCGATGATCGCCACGTTCGCCAAGCTCAATCCCGAATGTCCACACAACAAACTCACGCCAGAAGACCACCGTCGAATGATCGAGGAAGCTGTCCTGGCATCACAGGGGAATAATGACTAGTCCTGATGTCCAGTCAATGGGCACTCTGCTGCAGAAGATGACCGCCGACAACGGTGACAAGCTGAAGTTCAGCGCCGATCAGGTCAGGTCGGTCATCGAAATACTCATTCCAAGAATGGCAACTCAGATGCCAGGTATGCCTGACGGCATGACGTGCGATGTTCAGCCTGACGACACCGGCTGGACGCTTCGCATTAACAAACCTTAGGGCCTTTGCTCTACCCGTCACTTTTGAATAGGGGTTGATAGATGGCGCTTTATCGTGTCCTGGAGCCGTTGAGTTATATCAAGGGCAACACGATCATCGAGGTTACCAGGTCCGGTATGATCATCGAATTGACCGACGGTCAGGCGGCCCCCTTATTCGGTAAGCTCTCCTACGCCGGCAGTCTCGATGAACTTCCGGAAGCACGCCTTCTCTATTACGATAGCTCGAGCGATTTTCCCACGGTCGGTGATGCGGGGACGGTCTATCTTGATCAGGGCACCGGCAAGTTTTATCGTTACGACTTTGAGCTGACCCAGTACATCTTCATTGGCCGCAGCGACAACCTGCTCATTGAGCAATTCGTTGACGTGGAGCCATTCATGGCGGCGCTAATGCAGTCGGCCTCCGACGCCGCCGAGGCCCGCGACACCCTCGGCACGCTGTCTAGCGCCGAAATTGAAGATCTGGTCGTCGAG